TGTACTGAGTGTGTAGACACCCGCCGCTGAACCAATAAATGTGTTGCTACTGCCGGTTGTACTGTATCCAGCAGCTTGGCCCATGCCTGTGTTGTAACCCCCGCTGACAACTGCTGCAAAAGCGTTATTACCCACGGCGGTGTTATCAGCACCGTCAGTCAAAGCACCCAAAGCATCTTTACCAACCGCAGTCAGATAAGACGCACTCGTCGCTACGTCTGCTGCGCCAGAACCTACGGCGGTTGCATTGCTGCCGGTGAATACTGCAAGTGCGCTTGTACCAATTGCTGTGTTGTTACTAACACAATCCGCGTTTAATGCGGTTGACCCAACTGCTGTGTTGTTAATGCCGTCAACTGTTTGTAACGCACCGTGACCAATCGCTGTGTTGTCGTTTCCAGACGTAGCTACGCCCAATGCGTCTTTGCCAACTGCCGTTAAACCAGTCTGACTACCGGCTACATCTGCTGCACCACTACCAACGGCAGTTGCATTGCTTCCGGTGAATGCGTTTAGTGCGCTACGGCCAACCGCGACGTTGTGATCGCCACCCACACCCAAAGCACCAGATAACGCCCCAGTTCCTACCGCAGTATTTTCTTGACCCGATGTGAGGCCGTTCAAAGCGGCATAGCCTACGGCAACATTGTAATCTGCATCAGCGTGATTCGCTGAATCCAACGCGAGACTGCCTATTGCCGTATTGCCTTCCATAGAAGACAAACTTGACTCCAACGCATTATTGCCAACCGCCGTATTGTGTATCTCTGGTGAACCGCCACTACCCAAACCGTGGCCAATGTCCAGCGAGCCGACAGTCATCGTCGGTACAGATATGGACATCACATTGGACGAATCCTCATCAATCGTAACCTTGCTGCTGCCGGTGGACGCAAGCCATTGCATCACCTCGCCACTCGCACCATCCGACTTGATGATGGGTTCGTTCTCGTAGGACGTACCCGATGTGTGAATCGAACTCTGTTGTGTAATTCTTGCCATGACTTAATAAGCTGTTCCTGGTGTGTGACTACTATCGTTAGTTTGTACAGTAAACAAAACAGCAGAGCCATTACTTGAATCATCTGTACACGCTGTTACAGACTCATAATTAGCATCACTTAGATCTACTTGTGACATAGGAGAAACTTTTACGTGATACGTTGTAGTAGTAGCATTTGCAGCAACAGATAAAAGTATGTTGTTGCTGCCTACATTTTGAACTAACGCTACAGAATATCTATAGCGGCTGGACAACAAAGGCGCACCTGTAAGCAAATTAGTTACAGAACCGCCCGATGCACCAGACTGATTGATAGCCGTTACTGCTGGTGTATTAACCGTACCATTCTCAGCAAGACCTAAAGGTAATTTAACTGTAGCCATAATATTTTAATAGAAAGTAATTATAGGGTAGGTGGCCCAAGAGTAAACCACCTACCCTATGTGTGTTGTTTACGACGTACGACGACGCTTGTAGATGATTGGTAAACAATACCGAGCATCTCCAGCGATACCACCGATAACAGCCTGAGAGATAAACTTCAGGTAGTCACCGTAGACGTTAAGTTCTGAACCGCTGTCAGCATCAAGCGCGGCAGAGCCACCGCCATTAGCAGTCGGAATCAAGAACTGATCCGTCAAGTGAACTTCGCCGTTCCACTTCATACCGTAGAACTTCTTAGCACTCATGTTCTTCGAGGCGAACTCTTTTGGCGGAGGGCCAACGTTGATCGTCTTGAAGGCATCTGCGCCGACGAGAAACGCTATCTCGTAAGAAGCGTTACCTGCATCATTCGTAGAACCATCACTATCGAAGCCAGTATCACCATCACCGATTGCTGTGTAAGCTGGATTCGGAACAACCTTATCACCGCTTGTTACCTTTTGCGGTACAACAAAAGTACCGTTATGGTCAAACCGCATTGGATACGGATCGAACTTCGCCGTGATCTTACCAAACAAATCACCTGCAAAACCATCTTGCAGAAGATTCATGTTAGCAGGAGCAAGTGTAGTTGTTCTTACGGTTGCTGACGAACTCAAATCATCAGCAGCAGAACTAGTAGCAGTCCGTAAGCTATCATCCCACAACAGCGAAGCCCATGCTTCCGTAGAACAGATGAGGACATACTTGCCCTTAACCATTTCAGAAGTTTTAGGCGCACCGTAAGTGCGATCAAACGTAGGAGCTTGAATATCTTCCTGCAATACAAGCATTGCCTTGAAGATCTCCTTCAGCGTAATAGGCCCAGCAGGCACATTACCGTCAACAGAACCACCAGCGGTTCCGTCAGTACAATCTTGACGGAACTGATCGCCACTAGATTGTGCTATTGCTGCCGTTGTAGCTCCTGCAGTATCAAGGCCATTCTCAATCGTACGAATCTGAGCTTGAGTAAGTGAAGTCTTACCTATGCTAGTATCGTGAGCAATCTGAGAACTTAAACCCTGCCCAGAGATATAGGCTTCTGGAGCTTGATAGTACATCAAAGTACGAATGAACGCATTGTTTGCACATTGAATCTGCCTAACAATGTCAGACTGAGCGTAGCTTAGATGATCTCTCCAGAACGATTCAAAGTTTGAGAGGAAGCGGAAACGATTCGACTCAAATCGGTGCATTCCAAGAGACGCATCTTCTGTACGCTCACCAACTGTGAACTGATCTTTCTTCGGGAAGTTCGTTAAAACTTCTGGCATGAAAACTGTACGAAGTACAGGCGAGGGCGTTGGAGTTGTCCCTGTTAAGGTACTCCCCATATTAGGTTGCCACGGAATAGAGCCAAACAGAGTGTCATAAACATTCCATTTGGGATAAAGGGCAACCTCGTTTTTTGCCAGATAATAACTGAGGGCTTTAAAAGCATCTGCAGTTGGACTGGCAGCACTATTAGCAGCATTAACTACTGATGCTGCGGTTACTGAACTAGCCATAATATAATATCTTTCTTTTTAATGTGTTAAAACAAAAAGGCGAAGAACAACCAGCGCGTTCTCCATACGCTGCGATGCCCTTCGCCCTAAAGTAGCAAACAATAAAAAGAGACGTTATATCCCTCTGGGTATGCCCTTACCCCTTTGTAGCACAATACACTATAAGCAATAACCGTGCCAAATCGGCTAACTTCTGAAACTTTCTACAAACTTATAAGTTCATCCAATCTGGAATGCTCAGATCGTCTGCGCTAACAGATGTTTTAGAAGAACCCTTGCGTCTAGTCTTAGGTTCTTTACGTTTTGATTCCTTCGTTTTAACTTTCTCCGCTGTTGACTGTGCTGACTGTAGTTGTAGCGTAACAAACAAGTTAGAAGCAAGCTCAGCTAACGGATGACTGCGGAACGTTTTAGGTATCGCTTTTTCAAAAGAGTTCTTTACTGCTTTAATTGACGTAGTGCCAATGTTAGGTAAAACAATCTCCTCGTTAGCTACCTTCTCATCCGTGAGCCATGCGAAGTTTGACTTCTGCTCACTCTCCAGTAGCGTAACAGCTTCATTGTAGTTGCCTTTAAACGTTTTGCTAACGTTTTCCATGTTATCCGAAAACTTACGGTTGAGCGTGACAGCTTCTTGTAGGGCCATCTCCACGTCAATCTCAGCCTGTTGCGTTGGCTTGTATGATTCTTTATTAAGCACCATACTGCCCTTATCATCATAGCCTTGTATGCTACTCCATGACTCGCCGTTGCGAATCTTGATAAGTTGTGATCGCCAATGTTGTTGCTCTTGCTGCGCTTTCGTGAGGTTAGTATATGACTCTTTGTACTCATCACTAAGTATGTATGCGTCAGGATGGTCAGCCGTTTGCTGTGCTGACGTATCTTCCAGTTTCTTCTGCAACGCTACGTTCTCGTCAGACTTCTTTGAGAAGTGTTCAAACGCCTCGTTAGACATCTGCTTGAGATACTTTGCATCTTCTTCGCTGTACTTACTGTAATCGCGAGCCGCTGGAATGTTTTTAGTAGCACTCTTTAACTGACCAGAGAAGCCATCTTCCTCTTCTTCCTCAGAAGATTCCTCCTCTTCTTCAGTTTCCTCTTCCTCTTCAGAAGATTCAACCTCCTCCGCTTCTTCTACAACTTCTTCCTGCGGTTCTTCCTGCGGTTCCTCTGCAAGTTCCTCTGCAAGTTCCTCCTCAGGAACTTGTTCCTCTTCAACCGTCTCAGCGTCATCTAATAGATTGCCGCCGTCTAGTGGGTTAAACGCATCTTCACTCGCTTGTTTAATTAGCGAATCCTCTACATCCGTGTTCTGTAATACTGTCTGCATTGTGTGTTAATGTTATTATGTCATCCAACTCGATCAGCTTTGCCACAAGCCGACAAGCTAGTTCAGGGTTCTCTTTTACCGTGGCAAATTTTATTTCCCGCAACAACTTCTCGCGACGCTCACCTAAGCAGCTAACGAACATAGCTGTCTGTCGGCTAGCGCACCAGCCGTCAACTTGCTGGCGTAGGATTTCCTGGCTGCCCATTGCTTTGTCCTAAAATGTCTGTAACTTTAGCTTGTAACATCTTAATCTGTGGCGCAAAATCCTGCGCTTCTTCGTTAAGTTGTCCAGTTTGCGGATCAACGATAAGTGAGTTTATAATCTGCATGAGCTGTTGTAGCAGTTGATCTTTCTCATTACCAGTCTGCAGCATCTCTGCGTATGCCTCACCTTCGTCGGGAAACATAAGACGCATCATGTTCTGCAGGAACACAGGCGCAAGTGCCGTTTGTGATACAACACCCCACGCTTGCATCATCTTCTGTGATTTCTCCTGACGTTCAATAACATCTACATCACCAGCAGGTTTAATGTTAAACTCGTGGTTAAGGTACATGTCAAGTGATGCTGCAGGGCGTAGCACACCAGCAACTACACGTGACTGGTAAATGCGCCAGCACCACTCGTACACATCTTTAAGAGCGATAGAGAAAAGCGACACTTGCGTTGACGACAACATCTGAGCTTCGTTAGAAGCCGCTTGAATTTCCGTAGCAGTCTTGCGACTGTCTTGGCGATTCATCGCCGCGTAGTTTATCTGCGACTGCTCCTGCGCATTCTGCGACATGAGAGACTGAATCGCGCTAACCATAGATGTGTCAGGCGGTCGCAGTTGAAACTGTTTGATGTTCGCATCTATCAAAGCGCCGTTTTGAAACCTAACAGATGTTTGTACGTTAGTGTTGTTAGGGTCTTCGTTATCCTTCGCGAAGTAGAAGTTTGCAGCGCGTCGATGTGCCGTCACGAACGATGACATGAGTGACGTGATAGTCTCTTGCGTCGTACGATCTGCGAAAGCGCGGCCTGTTGCGTTCTGCACGGCGCTATCCTCTTGTATGTTATACGGAAATATAACGTATGGATACTGCGTTTCGTCGCGCAGCATTTCGCCGTCTCGCCGACCAAGGTATAACGGTCGTGGATCGCGTAGCCAATCGTCACACTTTGCGTTACATGACCACGCTACATACACTTTGTTATCGTGCTTAAAGAGAACCTTCTCCACTTGATAGAGCGATTCAACTTCTGGTGCTTGGCCGTGATCATCTACTAAGCGATCAATAATGTCCTCGTTAAAGTCATCATTCTCAACCATGTCTAGTAGTTGTATAGCTGTGAAGTAGTGCCGATGTACAATCATCTCACACGCTTGTACGTCACGCGTATCTTCTGGGAATCCGAAGTCTTCGTAATTGACGGCTTCAATAGCGAAGTGGCCTGGCATGTCCTCGTCGAACTGCACTTCCGCTATGCTATAGCCGTGCAACTGCATACCGTCGATGATTTTGAATAGCGGCACTTGCCAACCAGAGTAGCGCGTCTTATCTGTGAAGTCACGCTCAAGCTCCCCTGTAGCTGCTGTAGGCTCGGTGATAGATGTGAAGATCGCGCTTCTACGACTACCTGTCACATACGCTACATACTTAGACTGCTCTCGCCGAATGTTTGTGTCGATGATGTGCGCCGGTACGAGAAACTCATCTTCGTCTAAATGACCGTCTGAACGTTCCGCATCTACGTCAATATCTAATTTACGCGAGTTTCGATTCTCTAATGCTGTCGTTTCAAGCGTTCCTATTACACTCAACAACCCTTGTATGGGAGTTGCTGCATCCTCGTATTTTGTGAGATCTTTATCCACTTTCTGCTAACCTTTCATTCAATTGTTCTACCTCTGAAATTATTTCATCGCTCCAGCCTGTTGATGCAAAATATGGTGTGTTACGCGACGGGCGTTTTAACCTACCTTCTAGCGTAATGTTAGTGTTCTGCGGTTCTTCTGTGATGTTGTTTAATGCGTACTGAACGACATCCCGTGATATAGCACGTTGTGGCAGTATGCCACGATAGTCAGAGAACGCAAGTACAAAAGCATCAGCACGGTCAGGCGATTCATGGCCCTTTGCTTTCGCTTGTCTTTTACTTTCAAGCTGTATCTTGTTCGCGGGAGTTATCGTGTAGTACCGTGACGCTAGCTGCTTACGTAACGTAGTGTCTTGCGGTATTATGATCTCGAAATTCTCTATGTGATGCTTAACGCTGTACCATAACTCCGCGCCTCTGTTAAGATACGCTAGCTTATTGTAAGGCGCGGCTTGGTTTAGTATGTACTTGACAGGCCATCCATCACGATACAGTTGATCGAGGATAGGCTTACCAAGACCACCAGCATCCCCGTAGATGACGCTATTATTGTTATCTAAATCATATCTGTAGAAAACTTCTGCGAGCTTCTCAAGTAAGACTGTTGTGTCTTGAAAACGAAACGCTTCTACACCTATGATCTTGTTACCGTTGCGGATTACGACAACCTGCTCATCGCCACCTGCTGAAAGATCAAGCCCAGCTATGTTATACGATTCTTCTACGTGTTCGATGTCGTATGAATCTGACTCGGCGATTGTTGAAAAGTTTATGACAACCTGCTCCTCAAGGCCACCGAAGTCTGCGAGTACCATAGAGCGATACAACGCAGAACTTTCACCATACATATCACGCACGTCATCAATGTAATCATCACTCAAGTGCGGACAGTCAAACGCTGTTACATGATGCTGTTTCCATTTACCGCCAACACACGCATTGTAGAAATGCCCTGACGGTAGGCCAGGACTTGAGACATCTACGCGTTTGGTGAACCCCGTGCAACGAGCAAGCGCCGTGAAGATGTCGTCGTGAATTGACTTAGCTTCACTCACCAGTATAGCCATGTGGCCACCTGGAACTGGTGGATGCCAGCCCTCTGCTCGCCCTGCTTCATCCGTTACAAACAACTCTATCGTAGAACCATTAACTGTGTTCTCGTAGCGTCTGTAGTTCTGCTTCCAAATAGGAGCGCCAAACAGTTTGTTTTGTGCTGTTGTTAACTGTTTTATATACTTATCTGTTTGACGATCTAGCTGATTACCTGACGCAGAAGTGATAACGCATAGGCTATTTTCGTAGCGTAATGATAACCAAACAGCACACGGCGCAACGATGAAGTTGTCCTTACCACTACCATTAGCTGCACGAACAACAGCGCGGTAAGGTTTATCAGCGGTTGAAGGTTGCGCGAACTCTTTAAGTATTTCTATCTGCCACGGATGCAGTTTAACATGACCATCTAACAACGCATCATCACACACGAGAAGCATCTCATGCGGATCAGTAAACTTGATAACGTTTGTCTCGTGGGTTAGCATTAACCTACTTTTTGTGCGGGTACACCGAGCGCGGGTTTGCCGTTAATGACATCCTGCGCTCGTTGCATACGCTCCGTGAAATCCGAGAAGTTGATATTGTGTTTGGTTTTCTCTTTATCGTATTGTAGACCGGCGAGGAATTTCGCTGCGTCATTACGTACACGCTCAGTCTCGCCTGTTTCCATGATCTCAAGAAGCACGTTCATGGCCCTGTCACCGATGTCATCCAGCTTACTTATTGCTTGCTGTGCTGATGGGGAGTCAGGAGCTACGAGGTCAACGATCTCTTTATCGTAGCGTAGGTCAACGGCAACTTCTTCGTTGGAGAAGCCCATCTTCTTTAGCTGATAGATTTGCTCGTTAGCTGCGCTCATGGCTCTGGTTGTGGCCCGTAGACATCGGGCATAAGTATAGGTGAAATATCAATAGTAACTCCTGAGTCTGGCCCACCAAACTGCAATAATGGCGGTATTCCAAAATTCCAATCACCTTTAAGTTGGCCAAATTCGTCGCTTAAAATTTTTGGGACTATACCGCTACTTAAATCTAACTGTTGTTGTAAAGCCTCTCTATGCTCAGGAGGCATATTTTGCCAAACTTCATCCATGTTTATATTACCTGCTTGTATTCCTTGTACATTTGTTATAGATATATCTGGCCGAACATCTCCTATACTTAATGTACTCGTCCAATTAGGTTGAAGTGCTAAGTTATTCCACACGTCAGTAGGGTATGAAAGTGTTGCTGTGTCTATGCCTGTAATGTTACTTAAATCAACGCCTTTAAACGCCAATTTAGATATAGCTAGTTCCATCTTTTCAGCAAAATCTTTCATTCTGTCTTCTTGAGACATTCCACCCATGTCACCTTGAGCTAAAGATAATGTAGCTAAAGCCGCATCCATTGGCGATGCGTTTGTAACGTTGTTTTCTTTAAAGTAACCACCAAGACCAGTTAAATCTTTACCAACCCACTTATCGTAAATCCCTTTTACAGCACCGTCTCCAAGCAGACTAGAAATATTTTGCCTGACCTGCTCTCCTAACTCCTTATCAAGTTGTTCTGTTCTCGCTTGCAGTTCATCTTTGTCTAACGGTACAGAAGGCATAGGTAGATTCGGTGGTTCTTGCGCCTCAATTTGTTTTGTCGACTGCCCTCCACTAGTAAATGAATCGGGCAGAATATAGCGCCCCGCCGACTGCCCTCCACCAGCACTAACACCTTGGCCTGTGTAGTCTGGCCCAATTGTAAACGAAGTTTCTGCTGCAGGATTCACCATCTCTATTAAATCTGCTGTAGAAATATTTACTGGGTCGATGTTATTGTCTGTAATATCAACACTCTGATCGCCAAGGCTATCTGTTTCTATCGTGGGTGGTGGCGGTGTATCATCAATTGTAACACTTTTCACCTCTCCCGTAACAGGGCCAGCAGATAACGTAGAACCTGCTGAAGGTGCTGACCCAGCAGAAACACCTTGACCAAGATGCGAAGAAGTAGTCTCTTGCTCTTTTGGTATTGTTACATTTACGATAGGTGCAGTTGCCGTGCCGAGTGCTGGACTAGGCCCACGACGAGGAGGTGTTCCAGTTTCCGTTACAGTTTCTTTAAGCACCTCATCTACTAACGCACTTGTGTCAATCTCACCTACGCTTGGATCGACTTCAGGTTCTGCTGGGATTTGATTAGGGTCTATGCGGAAAGAACTTTGGTCAGAGAAATCTTTATCGAATGGGCCAGATAATTTATCAAACTCAACCCTATTAAGACCGAACGCATTTTTTACTTTATCTTTAAGGCTTGCATCAGATGTATCATTAAGAACAAAATCTGCAACCGCTTTAATTGCTGGACGTAGAACACTAGCTGTAAATTCTACCGAATTGTTATACGCTGGAGCAAATGATGCGCCATCACTCGAATCATATTTAGAACTATCATACGTAGATACATTTATGGAATCTTTAACAAAATCATTTAAAGTATTCCCAAGCTGCAAACCTAAAAAAATTGGATGTTGTGATGCAAGATAAAAAGCTGCTGGCTGTAAATTGCCATAACCTTGTTTATCAAGTTCTTTGAAATCTAATTTCAGTATATCTAAAAGCCCTTTTGCGGATAACCCCCACGGCTCTCCTTCTGTAACAGAACCACGTCCACCCTTTCTTTCAGTAAAGCGTGTTAGTTCATCAATTACCCCTTCAAGAAGGATTTTGCCATTTGTAACAAGCTCTCCAGTTTTTGAGAAAATACCTTTTATTTTTCCAAAACCTTCGTTAAGATTTTTATTTACACCGGGATGCTTATAAAAGAGAAAGTCTTCGACACTACCTTCTGGAGAATCGCTGTACAAACCAGTACCCCAAGTATCTCCCCAGAAATCTTCAGCACCTTTCATAAGCTGTTCTTTCTGTGCAGTTTCTAAGTCTCCGTAGTGTTTGTTTATATTAACTCCCCAGTTATCATTGCCAGGATGAAAAGCTCCTTCTGGTATGTCGTTTATAAGCTCACGTCTGCGCCACTCATTCCAGTCAAACTCTTCTCCACCACCGTCCACAACCTCTCCAGTAGGTGCGCCAAAACGTTGATTACCGTAGTACACGTCAGATGGCGCAGCTTTACCTAAACGTGACCACGGAACTTTTGGCCCTTGGTATATGTCTGGAGCGCGGCCTAGCATACGTTGCCTCTCTGCCGCGTAACCACCTTCTCCACTATATGCAAATGCGTTTAGCCCTCCTTGTAAATACTTATTAGCTGAGTTAGGTACTTGTGATGTGTACGGTGTGCGTTCGCTTGTCGCAGTTGCTATAAGCTCGTCAACGCTACTGTTAGCAAGTAAATTATGGTCAGCAACATCTTCGCTAACTCCTTTGTCTTCTAAATCATATATGTCTTTTCCTCCAGCAGCAGGGTCAACATTAACAGTCTTATTAACCCAATCTTTGTATGCAATGTTATTTACTTCCTCTTGTGAAGGCATGGGATCAGTTAAACTTGTTGACGTTGGTGACGTAAGCGGAGAAGTTTCTCCAAGGATACCACCTGACGTTGTTGTGATTACTCCTGACGATGACGATGGTTGTGATGCTAATATGTCAGTATTTTGCTGCTCAATTTCTGTTGACTGAGGCTTTGTCGCCATCGCTACAGGTGGGTTTACAAGACCCGTAAGCGAAGGCCATACTGCTTTGTATATGCTATCATAGACGTTACCCCTTCCGATATTAGCTCCAGCGAGCTTCTGCAGCGCAATCGGACTATACGCAAAAGGGCCAGTAGAAGGACTACCCATTCCCCCAGGAGTAGGCATATTGACATAACGAAAGCCTTTATCATACGAGTCGTTGTACGGACTAAACGCTGCGTCTGGATATGCTTCTCCTAACGCACCCGCCAACGCTTCATAACCACCGTAGTCAGGTAGTCTTGTAAACGCATCTGTGAAATTAGCCGCGTTATACTCTAGTGCCATTATGTTTTACGTTTCGCTGTTTGTACGAGTCGGGTTGCGCTACACATCGCGAGCGTCTGCGCCGAGAAGCCTTCCCGCGAGAACTTTTGTTTTTTATCCATAAGCTTGTTTTGTCTGCTGGGCGAACGTTTCCGCCCTGCTATCTTATAAAAGCAAGATCCATGCCAACTACCTTAGAAGTTATGAGAAAGTTCTAGAAGTTGTGTGTGTATTTTTTAACTTTTATGCAGTTTTTTCAGATGTCATAATTTCAGAGAAGGTTATAGTTCTATAGTGTAACTCAATCGGGGTTCACCCCGACACTTCAAATCTCTAATCGTTCGACAGTTGCGAAGCAACACTCCAAAAAATTTTTTCGTCGTAGCATACAAAAAAACCCTACGCTTGCCAGGCGTAGGGATGCGGTTCGGGTTTGTGTTATGCTAGGCTTTGCCTCCCGTCATAGCGACTGCCATTTGCGCGGTGATTTCTGCGATTGCCTCGGCATCGCCTTCGCTCTGCGCTTTTGTCAAAGCCGTTACGAGTTCTTTCATATCAGACATTACACGCTTGTTTGCAGTTGCTTCGCTTTCATACTTCGTGAACAAAACGTCTATCCATTTGTCGAAGCGTACCTTTTTCTCATCTAGCGTGAGTGTATCCTTCCGCGACGAGTCGCCTTTTTCAATCGTCGTTTGAACCGTCTTTGCTTTCACATCAAAAGCGCGAACGATAATCGAAGCATAGTCGCTCGACTTCTCACGTAGCGTAGCAAGCTCTCCAAGCTGCTCCACAAGCGAGATTGGAACGTGCCAGTACTCTATAGCCTCCCCGCCTTCGCGTGGATTCGTTGTTGTTGTTGTCGCGCCTTCCTTGAGGATGGCTACGACGTTATCGACCGTCGCTTGTGACGATTCGCCTTCGCTTGGTTTTTTGTTCGTTGTCATGATAACAGGCCGGTAGTTTTTCCGACCTCCAAAATTATCGTCTATTTCCAAAATAACGTCAAGCCTTTTATTAAAGAAAGTTTTTCCGATAATTACGTAACATCCGATCTCACACGTAAACTGTTCATAGTAGTTAAACGAACCACGGTGTAGCGTAAAAACGTGTAGCGTAGTTAAAGAATTGTTAGAAGGAAGGTGTTAACAAATGACAAACAGTTACAATACGCGTTAAATGCCAGCGGCAGTTTACCCAAGTGCGGTAGTGAGGGGGTTTAGTAGGTTAGATAGATATAATATAAAATATATATATGTATATATATATACAGTATGTATAAAAAGAAACACTACCCTACAAAGCCTACTGACACACACGGACAACTTGCCGCTATCATTTAATGCGTATTGCACCACCTTGTCATTTGTTAACAGCCACCACCCCACAAAACCCCACGATACACTACAAAACCTTACGTTACGCTACAAAACAAACTGCGTATGATACACACTTTTTTCTTGACATACTACGGGTGATGTGTTATCGTAGCGTGGTCGTTGGGGAAGGTTATGTTGCCTCCCAGGGATTGTACGATATGAAAAAAGAATTACAAAAACTACACCGGCAAGCTACGATAGCGACCATAGTATCGCTCGGCGCTTGGTTACTCATCATACTTACACTTATGCTAGGATCCTGAAAATGATTACGCTAACGGAAGAACTCTTCGCATCGCTTGTTATAGGCTCGAAGACATACGTTATCATAGATGAAGAAACGAAATGCGCTATTGAGAATAGCGACTATGGTAGCGAGCATATGGTATGTGAGAACAACTCGGATACCGTAGGATGGGCAGGGCCAGCATTAGGCCAAGTGCATAGCGTAGGTGTTGGGTTGTATAGGTTGTGGAAGCGTAGCGAATGGAAACTCGTAGGGAATCTTGCGAAAGAACGTGGCGCAGAGCGGGATCGTAAGTGCGCGGAAGCGGATGCTATGAAAGCGGCGAAGGTAGCGGCGGATGCGAAGGCTATCGAAGACTTGAAGGATACGCTACGTAAGCAAGGTGTGAAAGAGGAGATCATAGCGAACTTTTTCGCTAGCATGAAACCAGATGAGATACGGAACATGTTAGGGTTGTAACATAAAAGAAAGTAAAATCATGATAACATCTAAAGACGAAACGAAAGTTGTTGATGATGCTATAAAAGATATAGCGTTTCAACATGACGCAGCAAAGGAACTCGGCGCTCTTGTACTACGTGAACAAGGTGCGCTACTGCAGGGCGGTACGGGAACGGGCAAGACATACATTACGTGTGAGATGCTACGTGACATCCTACCTACGTTAAAGCAAAACGCCAACATAGGCGGTGGGCCAATCCCTGTGCTATGGATTGCTCCCGCTGCTACCATACTCCAAACGCAACGTGTACTGCGCTCGTATGGTCTGGCAAAGGATGTGCTAGTCATGTCCTATAGCGCACTAACATCACCGAAGACAGGTGGCTGTATGTACTACGGTACGAAGACGGTCGTCGAGTTAGGTACAGAACACACGAAGTATACGTGGTCAGATGTTATGCTACCGCGTCTCGTTGTGTTTGATGAGTGTCAGGCGTTAAAGAATGACGGCTCGTCGCGTACGAATGTCGCAAGGCAAATCCCAAAAGATAAGGTAAAGCGTCTCTTCATCTCCGCTACACCATACCAGCGTGTATGTGAAGCACGTACGGTACTCACAGGATGTGCGATAAAGAGTGAGTATAACGTGTTGCCGTTGTGTGAATCAACTGTGCCGTCTGTGCTACGTTCACTCGCAACGTATGGTAATCCCACGTCGTACAGCCCACGTGCTATGGAACGTGTGAAAGATGTTATGAAACCGTATACTGTAGCACTCAAGAACGTACGGTTTAAGTACAAGGCGCGGACGGAGTGTGTTATGATTGATTTCCGTAGCGACAAAGAACGCGCAGCATACAACGAAGCGTACGAAGAGTACCTTAAGTATCTGTACGAGTTGCGTGGCCAACGTGGTCATGGTATCGTAGCGGCACGACTTGTAGCGATGATGAAATTTCGGCAAAAAGCAGAAGAGATACGTTCGCCGCAAATCGCATCACGTGCGCGTAATGCTGTCGTAGAGGGATCGCAGGTGATAGTCGGCAGTAACTTTAAGAATATGCTCCGTGGCGTATGGCTGGCACTTACGAAAACGTACAACATACCGGAAGAGCGGATTGGATTTATCACCGGTGGGCAAAGTGCAGAAGAGCGCCAGCGTCACGTAGATGCATTCCAGCGCGGAGAGAAAGACTATATGCTACTGACCGTTGCGGCTGGCGGTGTTGGTATTTCGTTACATCACGAAGATATGTACGCTAACGCCAAGCCAAGGCATATCATACTCCCGCCCACGTGGTCTGCGATAGATCTCATCCAATGCGTAGGTCGATCACACCGACTAACATCATGCAGTAACACATTGCAGGAAGTCATATGGTACAGGAACACCATAGAAGAACGTGTTGCTGCTGTCGTACAGAATAAGGTAGCGTGCATTAACAAGGCTGTTACCGCAAAGGAACAATGGTCTTCGCTATTCGCACCGGACATAGATGATGATCTCGGTAGCATAAACGATGACGGTGACGAAGACGAGGATCACACGCTAGACGAAGGGATGTTTGAATGAACACACGTACAATAGAGGAAACCGATTGGCTACAAACTATCGTCGTCTCGTACTCACTTTTTTATTGACAATAACCCCGCGATGTGCTAGTATGTTACCAGTTCGTGCGAGTGGGACTTGTATCCACCACGTACGATAACAAAAAGTATAACATCATGACACTAGAAACAGCAATAAATAAATACGAAACAAAACATAACGTACGTATTGATTACGCCGTACCGCAAGGATGGTTCAATGACGTAAATAATGCAGACGTACAGATCAACCCACAAGATTTCGTGTGGGTTTACAAAGAAGATAGCGGTATCTTTGGCATACCATTACATAAAGATACCATCTTCGCGGATAGCATAACCGATGATTTCGATCTCGAACGTGCTATGTTACTTAAAGAAATCGCACACAAGATATGAAAGCATATCGTAACACACCACAGGGATTTAACATAGCGTTTCCAAACGGCATGACCGTTTGCGTAACGTGGTATCGAAAGACCACAAGCGATGGTGGACAAACTAACGCAGAGGTAATTGTATGGGATAAAGATAACGTACGATACGAATACGAAGATAGATTGTGGCGTGAAGGTGAAGGTTTAGATGAACACACGCTACCATCTATGGTCGAATGGAAAGGAATTAACTGCTACGTTAAACCACGTGAGCTAGTAGAAATTCTTGATGCAGCAGAAAATTACGATACAGAAACATGAACAATAACGAACGAGAACTGTGGGTACGTAACGACGAAGGACTGTACGCAATGTGGCAGGATAGTAAGCTGTCAATGCGTATGTTCCTCATAAAGAATCGTACGACAATCGACAATCACATAGCATACATACTTAAATCATGAAACAAGCATTCACACAAAGCGAATTCGGTAACGGATTCACAATACTCTTCGCTAACAAATGGAGTGTTAGCGTACAATGGTCGGAGCATCACAAGTGCGACGGCGGAATTAGAACAGCGGAAGTTGCTGTGCTAGATCCAGACGGTATGTTCTGGACTATCGTAGACGATGAACTAAAGTTAACAGGTGACGTAATGCCATACACTACGTCAGAGGAGTTAGTAAACATAATAAATAAAGTATCATGAGCACAGCAATATCAAGTAACGCAGCTCGCGCTTTCGTACAAGGCAAGCGCTTCAGTAGGTCTAACACCAACGTTAGACGGAACATCGACGGTAGCGTAGAGATGCGACTATGGGATAACCTTATCGCACGACATACCGTAGAGGACGGAACACAAGTAACAATGGCAGGATGGGGTACAGCTACCACACGTGCAAGACTTAACGCTATCACAAACGAGTTAGGTATGCGCGCAGGTTTCTGGCAACACAAAGGCGATCAGTTTTATGGTACGCACAACTCGGTAGTTAGTGGAGATGCTTGTAGCGTCTGCAACCGTATCATATCAACCACAGAATGGGTACAAATAGCACGATGACATACAAAAAACATCAGATACACAACGGTTACAACGATCCACTAATACGTTTCATATTGCGTAGGTGTGGAGTTCAGCGTATACACACAGGATGGTATACGATACTATACAACGGCGCAAAGTTAGAAGATAGCACGTTTGCGTTTGCGTCGCGTAACAAACAAGGAAAATGTAATCACTACAAAAGATGCCAGACTTAGATATAACTAGTGACTTCTATCACAACTTCTTTCGTCAGTATCCACTAGACAACAGTTTGCGTAGGATACCTGTCACATATGCGAGAACTGACATAGCATTATTAGCTCCACGCACACACGCAGGGCAACCGTACAACGAGCGCACAGTTATCTTCACGGATAATAATGCGTACGTTAAGATTAAAAAACAAGAAGGCTGGGAAGCTATGCTAAAAGATCATTATGATGCACGTGTAGCGAGTGACAAAGGCCCACCGCGCACGGATAATAGTTGGGTACGTAAAATAGTCGAACCTATCTACGCTAAGATGCGTCGGAGTCGTAAGAAATACTGATGACTACGCCTACTGAAATGAAAAGGTTAACAAAACGACTTGCTGCTTACAGTACAGTTGATTCCTGTATGCGTAAGTTAACGCAAGATGCTATAACATTATCATTTCGTAACGAACCTGTATTAATTACAGGTGATACAGGTACAGGCAAGGAGGTAATAGCTACAATACTACACGGCACACGTGTAGATAACATCACAACAGTTAACACAACAGCCGTCACGGATACGCTATTCGAGAGCGAGTTATTCGGTCACGTTAAAGGATCATTCACCGGCGCTTACTGCGATAGAGAAGGTTTAGTAGCAAGCGCCGGTGATGGTACGTTATTCCTCGATGAGATAGGTGATATGCCTGTTACATTACAAGCAAAGATACTCCGACTCATACAGTTCGGTACGTATCGTAACGTCGGTGGCGACAAACTGCTCACAGCAAAATGCCGTATCATAGCGGCAACGTGTAAAAATGTACCACAGTTAATAGAAGATAAGCTGTTCCGTGAGGATCTTTACTATCGTCTATCAACATTTAGGCTACACCTTACACCATTACGCGACAGACGGCACGACATACACCATTACTTAGCAAACCATAAGTTATGGTTTGACATGACAGAGAGTAAACGTAAACATTTCGCAGAGTACGCTGACAACGAACCAATTCACGGTAATTACCGTGAGTTAGAACAAATCATGCTACGATATGAAGTTTTAGAAAAAATGCCTGAGTTAACTTACGCTCTAAAAAATAAAATTTTAGAAGTTAACTGACTTGGCACGGATCTTGCTTTATATATAGTATCTGGCCCCAACTAGGGGGTTTAGAAGTTAAGTAGAACCCTAGCATAAAAGTAGAACATAAGATATGGCACAACATATTGAACAAACATATAAGGACGGAGACTGGAAGGGATTCAAGTTTACCGTGAAGCAATTCGATAGCACAGTAGAGGCTGTCGAAGGTCTGGGCGAGGATAACGTACTCGCGCTCGTTAACCAACAGGTTGCATCTCGCATACGTTCTAAAGTTAAGAACGGTTTGCCGAAAGGTCTTAGCGGGGATGATCTCGCTAACGCACAGCAGCGTTTGTTAGATAAGCACACCGATGGTGTGTTGTTTAACGCTGACGATGCTAACGGATGGCGACCTGACCAACGTACCGAAACGCCTACTGCCCTGTTCAAACAGGCGAAGGAAGCGTTCAAGGCTGGCGATACTGCCAAGGGTGCGGAACTGCTGACTCGTATGCAAGAGCTTCTCGAAGCTTCGTAAACGATAAGCATATCGTAGAGAGGGACGGCCAGTAAAAGCTGTCCCTCTCTTTTACTCATAACTGCTAACAAGATATTTTTATATGGATGATATTATAGATATTGTTGTAGGGAAATTAAAGAAACCACAAAATTTAGCTGCACCAAAGCACCACCGCTCATCGTACACAAAAGATACAGCCGCAATGGTACAGCCTATCATGGACAAACTGTTAGGCGACGGCGCAGATGTATTCGTACCAGCAGCTAACACAGGCTATAGTGCAAACACTTTATACGGTAAGTTAAACGATGGCTTGCTATGGTTAATGCACAACACAGCGGAAAAGGATAAGAACGAAGCGTATCGTATGTTACGTACGCAAGTCTCCATGCGCAAAATGGACGACGGCGTTTTGATATATTTTAAAGCTGCCGTGCGTGACATCAAGCGTACGCCAAGTAAACCGGCGCTTGAAGGTGTGTCAGCCGATAGCGTAAAGTGGCGGCATGACTTACTCTCGTGGCTGCAACGTTCACAAGAAGGTGAGATGTTCAAGGCAGACGTTACGACAGACGACGACGATCAGCGTTGGGTATACGATAACATAGCCATACATGCACCTAGCGCAGAAGTTATCTTCAGCGACGACAACATTAAACTCATACGCTAATGACAATAGAAACACTACTCGAATGTGAAGTTAGCGTACTGGAGAAGATGACCGACGATGAGTTGCTCACACACTTCCAACCATACCTTGTCGTATGTCAGCCACCTGTTGACGAGCGTAAGACAAAGGTAGTTAAAATAAAACGTAAGTCTGCAAAGGTTTCGTCCAGCGTCAAGCGTACGCTAGAGGAACAGATGAAGGAGCTAGCTGACTTACATAGCATAGACTTAGACGCGGAGAAAGCGCGGAACTTACTACCACCAAACTTACGATGATTACTTTAGATAAAACAACAGACGGACGTTACATAGTTAAGATAGATGCATCGTTGTACACACAGTCAGCTTGCCCACGCAGGATGTGGTACATGGGCGGACGAGGCTTACGTTATGACGGTAAGTCACACAAGATGGAGTATGGTACAGCGTTTCATAAAGCGTTGCAGGAATACTACACCACGTTTAACACAACGAAAGCTGTTGCCGTCGCCGTGGAGCACTACACGCAACCTGACATACACATACCAGACAATGACTTCCGTGACGTAGGACATCTCATTGCTACATTACATCAATACTTCAAGGAGTATGAAATGATTGATGGCCTAAGACCTGTAGTAGTTGACGGCGAGCCGTTACTTGAGCAGCGGTTTGCTGTACCGTACTTCACCGACGGCAACCTACTGGACATAGTATTGTGTGGCACGGTGGATATGATAGGTACGTTCAACGGCATTAACGTAATCGTTGACCACAAGACAACCGCGCTTATGCAAGTGGAGAAGTACCTCGACTCATACCAGAACTCACCACAAATGATGTTCTACAGTATGATATATAAGCAACTGTTTCCTGACGAAGACCGTGGTGTAGTTATCAACGGCATCTTCCTGTCACGTACAGGTAAGAATAAGTTCCAGCGATCTACGATAATCACATTCCCCAATCACGTACTGGATGAGTTCGCCGCGCATTTGCATAACATAGTCACCGACTTCGCTAACAGTTTATACGTTGTGATAGCAGACGGCAAAGATCCAGAGCAGGAGTTCCTACCAAACTTCAACTGCTGTCAGACAAAGTTTGGCGAATGTAACTTCTCACCTGTGTGTACTACGCCACGGCAAGATGATAGAGAGACTCTCGTTACGTCGTTGTTCACCACAACTAACACATACGATCCACTAAAATTCCAAGCATGACAGACCAAGAAATACGCGACGCAGCTTTACGTAAGTTTAAAATACTTGCACCGCGCAAGTTCAACGCTGGCATAGCAGAACACAATCCCGACGGTACAAAAGGAATGTGGCTTATGACTCCAGAGCAACTTGTAGATAGCGCGGAGGAAGAAGTAATAGATCTTTGGCACTACATACAAGTGCTTAAAGCAAAAATAAAAGAGCAAGACGCTCTCATACTACAACTGAAACGAACAATAGCAAAACAAACATGAATGACGAACAAGACATATTAGCTTTATCTAAAGCTATAATAGAGATAAGTCAAGACAACCCAACCAGAATCATACACGCTATAGACGGTGTGAGTGAAAGCATAGAAAAACTTAACTCAACTTTAGCGGAACAGCTAAGACAAGTTAAAGTTGAGTTAGATATTATTTCTAGCACCATGCGATAACGAACAATAGCAAAACAAGAACAATGAGTAAAGCAATAATAGGTATCGTAGGTAGTAGTGGCACAGGTAAGTCTACCTCGCTACGCAACCTGCCAACCAACACAACACACATAATAGATCTTGAGCGTAAGGGTATGCCCTTCCCCAAGAAGTTCCCACACACATCATTCTGCGCTAGCGTTAAAGAGTTTAACGATGCGTTAAGCGTAGCACTAGCAGACGAAAGCTGCGAAGTGATAGTCATTGAGTCGTTCACAAAGTACGTTGAGATACTACATACGTTATCTGATAGGTCTTTCAAGGGCTTTGATATATGGAACTACTACAATAAGGAGATCCGTACTATGCTAGATAAAGTTAAGAACGATCACGCTGTCGTGATATTCACGGCGATTGACGAGATCGTGGAACTAGCGCAGCCCAGCGGCGAAGCATTCAACGTACGTCGCATCAAGGTGCAAGGTAAGCAACACGCTGGTTGTATAGAGAAGGAACTCCTTATGGTACTGTTCACGGAAGTTAAACGTGACAAAGAAGGTAACACACGCTACGCGTTCCAGACGAACAGCGACGGTATCACATCTGCGAAAACCCCGATGGGTATGTTCGATAAAATGTACATAGACAACGACGTTAATGAAGTCATAGAGAAAGCTAAGAAATATTATGCCTGATCAAACACATAACATAGACTGGAGTAAGTTTGTTGATGAGAAGTTTGCTATGCTAAAAGATACAGCAAAGCAACAGTATAACAACGTTGATGAAATGTCAGTAACGCTATCAGAGATAATCGAAACCGCTGAGGAGCTTCAGAATGATATAAGTGATCTGCAAAATGACGTAGATGAAAACTATATCGTACGACCGAAGTGGCCAGAATACTTTGGCATCGCCGAACTCACCGACATACTCATTACTACATTACCCACACCTAACTACGGTAAACAAGAAGACTCTCTGCGACAGTTGCATGAGCTACGCCAAATGTGTGCTCATGCAAACATCGTGGGCTTAGACGACCTAATAAAATACATAAAGCAATGAGTAAAGAAGAAAAAGAATACGATAACATGGTTATCGGCGTGGCAACAGCTACGTATAAGCAAGCGCAGCTTATAGCAAACAAGTTGGATATTAGTAAGCAGGATTCGTTTCTGTTACTACAAACCATTACGATAGAGAAGCTCACGTATCTTATAGCACAAATGCTCGAAGGAATTTCCTCCGCAAACAATAGGAGTGCGGTTACGGAGGAACATACAAACAAAGACACTCCCCACATAGTAACATAACATAACATAATGGCAATCATCAACTTAGATGAAATCGCAGATAGCGTAAGACCCTATCTAAAGAAGGACACGTACACAGCACGAATTCTTAGTGCTGAGTTTACGCAAAGCAAGGCCGGTGCGCCTATGGTAGTGATGCAATGGGAGCTAGCTGCTCCTGAGTCAATCGAAGATGGCATGAGTGGTAAGACCGTACGAATTGCAGGTTTGCAGTTCCGCGACTACCTATCGTTTAGTGAGAAGGCTAAGGAGTTTACGTTTCGGCGTATCAAAGCCCTGCACAAAGCGTTAGAACTCACGCCAGAGTTTGATGACGAAGATCCTGACGTAGATCAGTACGCTGGTTTAGCTGCTGACGTTACGATAGAGACTGAGCAGCAAGCACAGACGAACGATGATAATTCGCCTGTCCTTGACAACAACGGCGATCCTGTAATGAACAATAATTACAGGCTCAAACGTGTGCTTCGTTTGAATAACGACCACACGCTGTAACACACACTTGTAGTATAGCGGTACACGGCAGCTATTAAGACGCTGCGCAGTTCATTGATCGCCGCTATACTACGTTTAATTTATGTTGTAGCACATGGGTACAAGATTGCTATTAAGATGCAACTGGGTTCAGGCTGCTATCATGACGGCCTCATGTAACGTTTTATGGTTGACGTTACATGGCATTACCTGAGTTGATCGCCTGTGTGCTACAACATAAATTAGACTCATGCCTTTAACCATACAACATACATCCGCACAGCTACCGTACAAGGGGTTAACAGTAATACTAGGTAAGCCATCGCGCTTCGACCGCGCCCAGTTACTTAGTGGATACGCAGGGCAGTTATTCTACAACGCCCTTAATCCTATACCACGGCAAACTATCGACGTTACACTCGCCGATAGCGTAAACCAATACCCCATACGCGAGGGTACTAAAGTCGTGCTGCTACTAGGGCAGAAGGCGTTAGACTTATTTAAGTCTGGCGTTACGTTAGATGAACAACGCGGTTGCCCGTTCATCATCGACGGCATAACGTACGTATGTTCGTACGAACCGCAAGAATCTGTTGATCGTATGGCATACTTCAATCCTAACGATGCGGATAACGTAGGCGCAGAGAATGACAAGGGCCGACACGGTAGAACACGACGGCCCAATCGTAAGTTCTGGCTGTCACGTGACGTTAAGAAAGCCGTAGGATACTTGACCATCCCGCCAGCAGTTACGAAGGCCAAACATATCTTGTGGCCACGCGCCGATGACGTAATCGCGGTACTACAAACACGTAAGAACGAGACTATGTACTTTGACATAGAAACAAACCGTTCATTAGAGTTAACGTGCTTCGGATTTTCGTTTGACGACAAAGAAGCGTGGTGTGTACCTATGGTAATATCGCCGTTCGCCGGTTACTACTATGAGGATACGCCACATATCCTACGTGCACTAGCTGTAGCCATGCGTGACAATGAGGTGGTCATACACAATGCGCTGTTCGATCTCTTCGTCCTAGCGTACAAGTATGGCATCCCCGCACCGCGTAAGGTGTATGATACAATGCTCGCGCATCACAGGTTATTCCCTGAGGTAGAGAAATCCCTCGGCCATTGTCTTGCACTATACACAGATCAACCGTATCATAAAAACGAGGGCGTGTTCGATCCCAAGAACCACGATCAACGTGAGAGTTTGTACGAATACAACGCTAAAGATGTTATCTCTATGGCGTTACTCAAGCCTCAAATAGATGCAACAGCCGCAAACTTCAAGGCAACTGATAGCGTACGTCAAGTTAACGAAAGTGTTGTGCCATATCTCACGGCCATGCTACAAGGGATTAAGTATGACGTAGAGAAACTCAACAATATCATAAAACATAACGATAGGTATCAGAATGAACTGTTGCGTTTCCTGCGCTTGCTAACAGGCAACGACCTTAATCCTAACAGCCCAAAGCAAGTATCAACATACTTGTACAATCGCCTCGGCTACAAGAAGCCGTCGAAAGATGTAACGTCCGAGAAGAACTTACTACAGATTAGGTTAAAGTACCCTAACAACCCTATCCCTACAATCATACTACGCTACCGCGCTTACGCAAAAGAAAGTGGGCAGCTAAAGTTTCCGCCGTGGAAAGGTGATCGCATAACAACATCGTACAACCTAGCGGGAACAACGTCGTACCGGCTAGCATCTCGGCGCTTGCTTGGCGAGTGGGGTACTAACGTACAGAATTTCCCGAAGAAACTACGTAAGCTGTTCGTACCAGACGAGGGTAAAGTATTCGTGCAAGCCGATCAGTCAGGCGCGGAGGCACTCGTCGTAGCGTATCTATGCACTGCAGGAAATTTCCGACGCTTGTTCGACCACGGCGTTAAGTCACACGTTTACGTGGCATTGCGGTTATTTGCAGAAGTTTGGGAGGCGCGTCTCGGTGAATCTATTAAACCGTACACAGATGTAGACGTAGCAGATCTCGTCCAGAAGCCACGGTGGAAAGAACTACGCGACATTATAGCATCCTCCGATACGTGGCCAGCCGCTGAACGCTACTATTTCATGGCCAAGATGGTATGCCACGCATCCAACTACGGTATGAAAGCGCCGACGTTCCGTGTGAACGTGCTGCAGAAGTCGCATGGCGCGGTTAACCTCACAAACAAACAAGCTACATACTTCCTCGAAACATACCACGCATTATTCCCTGAGATACGTAAGTGGCATAGAGATACGATAGAGAAGTTAAAGAAGGAACGTATGCTACGCAACCTCTTCGGCTACCCTCGGATGTTTACGCAGACTGTAGAGCCGTCTATGTTCAAGGAAGCATACGCATTCGTACCACAATCTACCGTAGGTACGATAACAAACATGGCGTTCACCGACTTGTATCACAACGAACGTATCATAGAGTTGGGTGCGGATGTGATACAGAATAATCACGATAGCGTTTTACTGCAATGTAAGCCAGAGGTTGCGGAGGAGGTTTGTGCGCTAGCGTGTGAAGCACTTAACCGCGAGATGATCTCACCATATGGTGAGAAGTTTAAGATGCGCTCCGAAGCGTGTGTTGGTAATAACTGGGGAGAGATGGACTAAAAATGGAAACAAACCTTGAGCGATGGCGTTACTTTTTAAAAGATATGGAATCCCCAGAACTGTTTATCGACTGGGGATTTTATAGTATGATAGCAACAGCACTACAACGCCGCGTGTGGCTGTATCCTGACACGTTCACGCTGTATCCTAACCTATTCGTCATACTCATCGGCCCACCTGCTGCTGGCAAGTCTCGTATCATATCGCAGATCAACGAGTTCATACGAAACCCAAAGCTCATTCGTAAAGTGCCAGGGAAAAAGAAAAACAAAGTTGAGATACAACCCTTCTATCCGTTGAGCGCGGATACGATAACACAGGAGGCACTCATACAATACATCGTGCGCGAGTGCGGTAGGGATTTCTTTTACCAGAACGAAGGTAAACGTGTACGTGCCTCGCACTTTTCCGTAGGCTTCATGATCGAAGAACTCGGTGTGCTGTTGCGTAAGAACTGCGAGAACATTGTTAATATGCTTAACCAACTTTACGATAGCCGTGACTTCACATACAAGACTAAGCACCAAGGCACAGATGCAATTAAGAATGTATGCGTGAACATCGTAGCTGGCACAACGCCAGCGTTCATTCGCACAGCATTCAACGCCGAGATCATATCGCAGGGCTTTACGTCACGTGTTATCATGGTGTACGGTGACGGGCCTAGATTCCTACGGCAATTTCCTGGCGTATCAGATGAGCAGAAAACGGCGAAGGAAAAGGTCGTAGATCACCTAGCTAAACTACAGAAAGTCAATGGCCCTGTTGCGCTATCCGACGAGTGTGAGGCGTTCCATAAAGAAGTTTACGAGAGCGGTCAGTTAACACAGCAGCGCGTTAACATGGATCACCGACTCGATACATATTACGGACGTAAGAACGTACACTTACTAAAGCTGTCTATGATAATGCACTTCATGGATACAACGGATAGTATGGTAGTGGAGAAGGTAAGTATGGAACGGGCGTTGCGATTCCTCGCACACACGGAGATACGTATGCACGAAGCATACGTTACCGGCGGTCGCAACTCTCTCGCTGGCATACAACGCCGTGTGTTAGAGCATATCATTAACAGCAATAAAGCTGTACCATACAAACGACTATGGCTTACGTTCGTCGACGACTTATCAAAGGATGACTTAGATCAATGTATAGAATTTCTGTTAGCTACGGATCAAATATCGAAAGACGCTAGCGGATTCAGATCACTTGTTGAACAGCCGACGAGTGCATCTGATTACTTGTAGGCTGATAAAAAACTATGTATAGAAAAGATACGTTCGATATTACGATAGAGTTAGACAACTACGAGGAGATTATGCCCGATGTCTACTATACGGAAGACAGTACCGTAACTTACTCTTGTGAAATCATGGGTGATTCTGGTACTGATGAGGGTGCACATACAGAAGTGCATGCAGCGGATGACGACATAGCATACGTAAATGTCGACGGTAACTCAGTTATATTATCTGAGGAGAATGCAAAGCTGTGCCGTGACAAAGCGTTCGCTGCTACGGAAGAACGCGCACACGAAGAAGCATGGGAGGCACGGTATGACGACAGGTAAGGCTATCTTCACAAATGTTAACGGCAAGCATATTTTGCTAGCAAAGCATATAGGTAACACACTAATACGTGAGCTTCCGTTTAAGCAATCTGTTCTATGGAAAACTAAATCGTTCGGCTTTAACAAAAAGTTGTTTAATTACGCGAAGCAAAACGCTATCGAGAAGTTTATCTTCGCC